TTACTTCCTGCGTTTATCCCGCTTTGTATGTCCGTGCTGAATGCCCCGCAGTGGATCTTCTTTTTTCAGGTCGATCCCCATGTCCGTTAGTGTTTTTGTGGCGGCGGTTCTTATGGCACAAATCAGGTCTCTTTCCGGTTCCCGGGTTATGGTTGCCTTCCGGATACATGCCGTTCGTCGTTCCGTTACATACTGACGCGCTTCATCACTTGCCGCCTGTTTCAGTAACTCACCCCAGCGATTAGCCGCCCGTCGCCATAAACCTTTCGCTTCCAGTTCTTCCGCTTTGTCATCATGCACCATAAGCATAATCCCATTGATACCTGTTAAATCTGAATGGTTGGTTTCCGTTCTTTTGATAATTTCCCTCATAGCTTATTGTATGACAGTACTGTCCCACAATAAGGAATCACACATGAGAATGACCAGGCACAAAAAACAGATTCTTGAACTTTACAAACCTGAGTATCGCGATTGGGTGCGGGTGGAGGCCGGAGATCCGCCTTTTGATGTTCGTGGTGTGACAGTGCTGCTCTATGGTTCCGAATATCAGCGATATCACATAGAGGCAACCCGACGAACGTTAAACGCTATGGTAAATGATGGGATCCTGTACCGCGTGAAAGTGCGCGAACCCCGCTTTGATGTGCGTATCGGTAGCGATGGCGCTCACTGTACGGTAATCCGGTACGGGCTGGGTAAATCAGATGATTAAATCACCAGAATGTAAATTTACATTCTGCCAGCCACCAGCTACAGAACGCAAATTTGCACTTTGCTGAAATATTAACGGGTTAGGCCAGAGTGCAAATTTGCATTATGCTTTAACTTCAGCAAGTTACCGCCGTAACCGCTCCGGCTTCTTCCACTGGTACGTTATTTTGGCTTTTTCCCTGTACGTCTGTATCCGGCGACGGTAGGCCAGCATTTCAAGAACGCGGATCCGTATGTCGCGCATATCCGCATCATTAAGCTGGATACCATCACGGTGCATCACCTCAGCAACCACACGAACATAATTTTCTGCGGTCACGCTGTCCGGCTGCGTGGCCTGTTCGTCAGCCTGCTGGTTGATTCCGGCGACGCGGCGGATTAATCGCAGTAGTTCGGTTTCTGTCATTGTGCCCCCATCGCGCTGGTTAAGAAAACAAGCTCAGATTTTTTGTAAAGAATCTGTCACGCTAAAAGATGTCGAACAAAAAACAACCTTCTCCATCATCTTTTTTGCATCGATTACATTAAAAACAACAGGTTACATACATGATGATGATGACGATAAAATCACAAAAATGCGCTTTTTTCCGCGCCCGCCCGCCCCGTGTTCATACCCACCCCACCAGGAGGACCCGCAAAAAAGGCGGCTGGTGCCGCCTTGTTGTCATAGTGAATCGGTACCGCCTGATTTGACCATACCGCGATAATCCAGAGCGGCCACACCAGCATCAATACGGACTTTCCAGGCCACACCGTCAACGATGAAACCTTCCTGCTGTTCAAGGTAAGGCTCGTCATTGCCATCAAGATAAGCCACCTCGATTGTGTCCGTTCCCTGTGCGGAAAGCATGTACCATTGTTTTTCGCTGATATCATCAAGGCGGGGATCGACGATAATATCCAGTAGTTTGTGATACGGGTTAAAGATCCCGCTGTTTTTATCTGCCCCGAAAGGTGCGGTTGAGTTAATCATCTGCAACGCGCGATCTTCCAGTGCTGCCGGAACTAAAAGGAATTTAGGCGCAATATTCAGCACTTCGCCATTTTTGTCCTTCTGTGTGCGCATCAGGTGACGTGCTGCACTAAGTCCCGGTGTTGTCAGTCCTGCTTCAATCAGGTTGCTGTGTTTTTTGTCAAACAGCGCTATTCCATCAGAAAGTTTTACGTTGCCTGTAAGCACCAGATTAACCAGATTTCCCACCGTTCTTGATGCTGCACGGCCCATAGCCATTGGCACCGTTGATAACTGATCAAGGTCATCATTGATTATCGCCTGGCGGGTAATGCTGAAAATATTCCCGTAAGTAGCCAGCGCGATGGGTTCACCGCGATCGCTGGTGGTGATGTATTTATATTCTGCCCCTTCCGGCACTTTGTTTAACGTAGAGAAACCATTCAGACCAACGCGGCGGGCTTCACGAAAGTTTGAAAGGGAACCTTTTTTCGTCCACTGGCGGAATGTTTCGCCGCTGTGCTCCCAGCCTGCAAGCACTGATTTTTCAGCACCACCAGCAAGGATATCGGTAAAATCGCTGCTGCTGTGGTTGAATGCCGCGTTTACTATCTGCGAGCGTGTTCCGTAGCTGCCCGTGCTTATACCACGATGGGTTAATGATGCCTGTGCCATATCGAAAAGGCTCATCATGGCGTAAGGATTACCGCGTTCGGCCCGTTCGTGACCAAGACGCGCATTAAGCCCCTGGCGCATTGCATCGCCGGTTATGTTGCCGTTATCCGTGTACGCGTAGTAAAGATTTGCGGGGGTGGTTTTATTTGTTGGCGTTGATTCTTTACCCATAGCGAGTAAAAGGCGTTCGCGTGCATTCTCAACGCTACATTCTGAATCAGCAAGACAACTTATAGCCAGGTCGTTATATCTTCCGTTGAACGTGCCAAACAATTCACGGATGCCGTTAAGTCGTTCCTGTTCGCCACTGCCAGTTTTCTGGCTGATCATGCTTTTAATTTTTTCCGGCATATTTGAAAAATCTCCGATTCGTTTTGATTCAATTCGGGCCATTGCTGTAATCGCGGGTATAACCTCATCTGCGAAGCCGTTAGCCTTACACTCATTGCCATCCATCCAGGTTTCCGCCTCCATCATGGCGGTGATTTCCTGTTTGCTCCTGCCCGTTCTTCCGGCGTAGGTTTCAGCCATCGTGTCGCCCAGCTTGTCCATCAGGTCAGCAAAGCGGCGAACGTCGCCCGACACTCCGGCAGTAACACCACGGGGGGCATGTATCATCATCATTGCGTTTTCAGGCATAACGATGTGATCGCCACACATGGCAATAAACGAGGCCATAGAAGCCGCCATGCCTTCAATGTGTACAATTTTCTTTGCCGGATGATTTTTCAGGGCGTTATAGATAGCCAGCCCTTCAAAGATGTCGCCACCAGGTGAATGGATGCGAAGATGGATTTCAGACGCATTACCACACGCGTTGATCTCGTCAGTAAGTGCCGATGCTTTTACACCGTACCCGCCGATCTCGTCATAAATGCGCACATAGACAACATCTGCCATAGCCTTAATGGAAAACCATGTTTTCATAGCCAGGCTCCTAACGTTGCCCTGTACCAGTATTCAACCGCGCTGCGTGTGATTTGTCCTTTCGTGGGTACCGGCATACCCGGGTGATTGTCTTTGATGAACTGCTGATAGCGTTCGATCTTCTCCATAGTTCCGGCGTCTATGTGTACCGTGGCACTTTTATCCGGCTTTCTGGTGTTGTTCTCTGGCATAAATCCGCCTCCGTTTTGATTAACGGGCATCATTATTGATCGATAAAAGTAATAGATAAATCATTTTCTACCTGAAAATTAGATTATATTTTTTCTGATTATTCTCAGAGAGGCAAAGCCATTGACGCATTTTTGCTATTGAAGCAATATTAAGACTCGTCATCCTGGCGATAAAAACTCCTTTGTCGTGTAAAAGCGCCTCCGGTAACAGCAATCGAGGGCGCTTTTTTTTGCGCCTGTTTTTTTGTAAATGTTTTCGGGAACGCTCCAGTGATGAACAAAAAACAACCTGATTCGACACTAAAAATTTTTATTCCTCAATATATCAATAACTTATAGTGGTGGTGATGGTGCCATAAAAATCAAAAAATGCGCCTTTTTCCGCGCCCGCCCGCCCCGTGGACAGGCCCACCAAGCCAGGAGTACCTACAAAAAAGCCGGATTGCTCCGGCTGTGTGCTCACTTCTTCGGTTATTCTCCAGCGCTTTTAACGTTGATGGTTGTAACCTGTTCCGCTTCGGCAATCTCCCGCTCTGTCAGCGTGGCAAAGTTTGCCGCCGTCGTGGTCATGAATGCGCTTATCAGTTCAGGATGTGCTTTCGCGTATCCTTCTCCCGCGTTGCGGTCGATGATTTTTATCGCCACCCTCAGCCAGTGTTCTGTCAAATCAAGGGCGTGAGATTGTGGTTTTTTTGCGTGCTTCGTTGTCACAGGCTTTACCTCACAGCAATAAAATAAAATTTTTGCATTTTAACCCTTCACCTGTTCACTTTTTGCGATTTTCCCTTTTTATTCATGATGTTAAGTGGTGAACAGTTTCACAAAAACTATTCACCAACTGTTCACCCTTAAAGCTCAATAAACAATCAAAAAGGTGAACAGTGAATAGTTTGGTGAACAGTTCATAAATAACTGCCCACCCTGTAATATACTGATATAAAAGACATTTATGACATGGTGAACAGTGGTGAACAGTTATTCCATAAGTTTAATTTTTGCTATCGTCATTAGTGACCGATACACATGATGGCATCCAGTCTTCTGATTCCTCCTTCAGTGTCACGTTTGAACGCAAACCGTGCTTCGTTTTCCGTTTCATATACTCCCTGCCATATTCCGCCATTGCCCCCGGAATATCTTTACCGAAGCGCGTCAGTGTTACAGGCTTACCGAATCCGTGTGCCCTCATATATGCCAGATAGGCGTGATAAAGATACCTGCGCGGACTGAACGGAATAATTTCGGCATTACCCACTAACAGACCATCACACATTACCGACGACATGAGATAGCCGCAGAAGTCCACCAGCGAATCGCCCTCGCGTTTTATCACCAGAGCTTCTTCTGATTTCTGCTGCTCATACAGCAAGCGTTTAGCTTCGTCCTGGTCAGAAAAACGAGTAAGCAGGTGGCGAATCACAACCGCCAGCTCTCCTTCTATTTTTTCTGCCAGCATGGAGTCGCGTTCGTTTTCCGGTACAACCTCCGAAAAATTGAATATCACCCGACGACGTGAGATCCCCCCGCTGCGGTCACTGAATGACATGGCGTTATTGTTCACCGCCAGCACGACCGCCTGAATGCGTGTTGAGTAGGGGGCTTTATGCTTCGGGTCGATTGCCACCTTGTCACCGCCTGTAATGGCCTTAATTCCTGCGCCATCACCAGCGTAGCGGGTCATATCCGGCATGATAATCAGCGAAAAGCCAACCACTAACGCGCGTTCCCTGGCATCTTCCAGCGCCTTCATGCTTGCCGATACCGTGTTGGCCTTACCCGCCAGCATGGTGCAAATCTCCGCCATTACGCTTTTACCGCTCCCACCCGGCCCCGTTACCTCAAGAAATAACTGCCAGTCGTATCGGTTCGCCAGCACCATGAATAACGCCGCCAGTACGCGATCCGCTTTACGGTCATTCTCTGCCACCGAACGGCGCAACCATTTCCAGAAATTCGGCGCATGCGTTGCCAGCGTTTCCCCCTCTGCTGGCGGGCTGAACGGTAATTCACTGGCAATTAACAGCCAGTCGTTTTTGTCATGCTCCCGAAAATCGCCTGTCCGGGTATCAAAAACACCGTTACTGAATCCAATCAGGTTACGGGCGGTATTCCCCATTACGGGCAAACTTAACTTCATGGTATCGACCGCCGATTTGATGGCGTTCTGCGAATAACTAATCTCCGCATCAATAAAAATCTGCGCCATAGCCCGCTGTAACTCTTTATCCTGTACCGGCTCCCATACAACGCCGTTGTAGTGGTGAACGGTGTCAGAGTCCGCATTGATTGCCAGTTCACCGCCATAACGTGCCAGGAGAACTTCGCCGCGCTGGCTTGCTCCCATCTGGTTAAGAGCCAGTGGTGCGGCGTTGTCTTCTGTTTTTTTCTTAACAGGAAGCTGAATAACCAGACCATCAGAAAGATTCTGGCGCTCACGGGCCAGATATTCGCGCCAGTTTTCCACCTCCTGACCGTGCATTCCCTCAGGGTAATATCTCGCATCCCGTACACCTGCCGCCGCCAGCTTTTGCCCGATGGCATTAATATTTGACGGCTTGATGTGGCCTGCCTTGTACAGCCGGACATAATAGCGACCATCGTCGATAATTTTCAGGTCTGCCAGTTCATCAAGCTGGCTGTCTCCCAGCCATACAGGCGGGACGTTATCGCCAGCAAGTCGCCCGTCCTGTTCCTGCCATTGTTTCGCGTGCGCCCAGGCATCACTACCCGCAAAAATAATGACTTCGGTCATTTTGTCGTGCGGCTGTTTTTTTAAGTTTGGTGCCAGTTTCATTTTTTACCCCTGAATCCGTTAATCATGGTTTTCAGCTTCTGGATGTTTGCCCGTGCCCTGGCGTTGCTGGTGGGCACGTTATGCGGCGCGGTCTGTACCAGAGAAAAATCACGCCGGAACTGATAAACAGGCATCACGCAATCATATTCGTAACCTTCACGGCGGTAAGTTACGCACCGTCCCGCCACGCCCTTAATCATTACCGTGCCGCCGTACTGGTCGCGGTAAATATCACCGCGCGTAATTTTAGGGTGAGTGTTGCCACTGGCAGTTAAGCTAGAATATTTAAGTTTCATTATTTTTTATTCTCCGGTGTGCTGTTCTTTATATCTGTCGTGCAATTGGTCTATTTCTTGTAGCTCCATTATTACAGGCTCAAGAAGCGTTATTAATGATGTAATAATCCGCGTTTTTTTTGCATTACGTTCATTATCGCCAAAGGATTCAAGGCACATCCGCAATATTTCCATCATGTTTTCACTGTGAGAAAGTGCAAGTGATGCGCGGTCTATTGTTTCAAGATAAATATCACGCATATTAATCCCCGTCCGTTGTTTTTCTTAAAACAGCTTCGTCACGAAATCAGCATAGTTAGCGGCAATATCAAGAATATTTAGCCCTGTATCTCTGTGCTCATCAGTGCAAAGAAAGAAAAAAGCCACCCGCATAATTTCAGATATTGACGAAAGCGCATCAGCCGCATCATCAGGAACGCCGGAAAATTCCTGTTTCAGGGCATTAAAACGATCATCACGCATAACCCCCCCATTTTCACAATCAGCAATCAGGATGGCTTTAGCCTCATTCAGTGCCATATCAGCGGTAAGCTGTGCGTAGGCCAGCGAATGGGGGATTATTGCCCCTGTATATTCCGGCTCTCTGGTAATGTGTTTTTCTGCGGTTGCTGCCGTGCATGAAATATCAATCAGCGCATCCATCAGCGTTTTGATGGCTTCGGCGGCTGCGTCCGGACGGGGGTTATTGCACATGGCGCACCTCCTGACGAATACGGGCGGCGAATACCATCACGCAGCCAGCCGGGGATTGCTGGCGGGCTTCCTGTTCGCTGGTGGCCTCGATGGTAATCACGCGCGGTTGTGCCGTGCTCAGGGCGATAAAACGCCAGATGTATTTATTCAGGTTGTGCGAATCCCGCCCTTGCGGGTGTGTGGTATGATTTCTCATAGCTGCCTCGATACTCTTTCTATCGTTGGTGGTTAGACGCCCTGCATGTGTGCCACCACTGCGGGGCGTTGCGTTTTTTGATGCACACGTGTTAAGGTGTACACCTACAAAGCAAAAACATAACGCCATAGGTGTACACATGTCAACAGTTATTAAGCGCGATAAAAAACAAAAAGGCACAGGAAAGACCCCACCGTTCCATATGCGTATAGTTCCTGAATTGAAGGAGCAGTTTGATAACGAAGCCAGTAACGATGGAGTAAGTCTTGCCAACTGGCTTAAAGAGTTGGGGCGCGCCGAACTAAAGCGACGCGGCATTGAACCTAAAGGCTGATGTATGACCGATAACAAACTTTCTCTAACAGAGAATAAACCATCAGGCTTCTTACCAAGAAAAATCCTTGATGAGATCAAACGCCGCCAGCGTAAAAAATCCAAAGGAGCAGACACGGAATAGCTTATGCAACAAATACCATACTGGCTTGGCTCTCTGTTTGTATTTGCATTTCTCATGAAATATTGCATTAGCAATGAACTTGTCGGTAATGAAAGTGCATGCGCGAGCGCTGAAAAAAATATTCCACTTCTCGTATATGAAAACGAAAGCCCTGTGAACCGCAATTGAGCGAAATTTAATGAATTCACTCTTTGCCCACCAGCCGCAAATGTGGCATTGTTGGCGATGCTCATGCGTTGGGGATAACGTGTAGCTTGTGTCGAAGGGCCATCGTGACAGGTGGCCTTTTCTTTACCTGTTATCTGGCAATTGTGGCGCTTCGTCACACGGTTGATATAATTCCCCTGCACTGATCCATTTTTTTCGCAGCAGGTTAATTGTTCGCAAGGGCGCTCCGGCAACGGGGCGCTTTTTGTTATGTTCATCACGTTACGCCTCACACCATTACGCAGCCGTTCCGCGCGCTTCTTCCTCGCGCTCTTTCAGCCAGGCCAGCACTTCATCTTCATACCAGCCAACACGACGCAGACCGATTTTGAAGCCTTTCGGAAATTTTCCGGCGTTGATCATGTCCTGTAGCGAACTGTCTGCCTTGATGCGCAGAATATTTTTTACTTCCTGACGGGTAAGAATTTTTCTGATTGTTTCCACTATGTTTTACCTCGTTAATCCGGCGTATTCCGGTGATAAATACGGTAAAACAGGGCAGGGCGGGAAAAACAGTACCCACCGTTTTAAAACGGTACCCACTGTTTTTTATCTTATTGATTACGCTTTTCTTTCTGCAAAAAAATAGCGACCGCAAGGGGCCGCTATTGTGATTACCGTTTCCACTTCTTAGGTCGCCCACCGCATTTAAGGCTGGTGGGCCTCAGCACCTTGTCGATGCTTTCAGCCAGATTTTTCGATGCGCCACGCGAGCGCAAAAAACTGACTACCTCGTGTTTTGTGGGGGCAGTTGATTTGTCTTCCGGATCGTACGTTGACCAGAATTCACGATTTGCCATTAAGGCCAACTGAAGGCCTTCACCATAGGCAGGGGATACCTTTTCATTGAAAAACACTCGGATAACTCCTTGAATTTCAAGAGTCGGGTCTCTCTGTATATGGTGATTATACGATGGTTTAGCATGGTTTGCATCGCTTTTACTGGTTTTTTGTACAGTTACACGGCACGGATACCCCTTTTACCACTGGCTATGGTCACTCCGGTTGCTGCGGCCTCTACAAATTCCCCCCACCAGCGCATAAGCACCACGCGCTTTTCCAGGTAGTTACTTCGGTTATATGCTCGCCTTACCTCGTTCGTGTCCACGTGTGCGAGTGCGGCCTCGATTACGTCCGGCTCGAATCCTTCCTCGTTCGCTGCTGTGCTGAATATGGCGCGTAATCCATGAGACACCAGCACGCCAGCGAATCCCATTCGCCGCAATGCTGCGTTGGCGGTCTGGCTGTTCATAGGCTGCCGTGGGTCTTTCAGGCTAGGGAAAACGTGCTCGCGGTGGTGGCTGATTGGCTTCATGGCCTCCAGTACCGCCATAGCCTGACTACAAAGCGGGATAACGTGATCACGCCGCATCTTCATGCGTCCGGCGGGGATCGTCCATTGTTGCGCGTCCATGTCGATTTCTTCCCAGCGTGCTGACGATGCTTCAACCGGACGGGTTACAGTCAGTAGCTGCCATTCAATCAGTAATCTGGTCTGCCGTTCTGTTGCTGATACGGATAAAGCCTGCATAAGCTCCGGCAACTGTTCGGGGCGGATTGTTGGCATATGTTTTTTTACAGGGGAGGGGAACGCCTTACGCACATTCATAGCCGGATTGGCATCAATCAGCCCACTGTTGGCGGCGTAATCCATTACCTCATTAACGCGCTGTAAAACCCGCTTGAGTGTTTCCAGGTTGCCGCGCTCCTTGATGGGTGTAAGCACCTCAACGAACCTTCGGGCAGTGAGGGTATCTATTGGCGTGTTGCCGATGAACGGGAATACATATTTATCCAGCGAACGCCAGATGTCTTTAATCGTGTTGGGGGCCAGATTCTGGCTGATTTTCACCTGGTACCATGCCGCCGCCACATTTTCGAACGTGTTCCCTTGTCTTCGGGCCTCTGCCTCTCGTTTTTTCTTCTCATGGTCCTGCGGGTCAGTTCCGGCACTGATTAACGTCCTGTACTCGCTACGGCGTTTTCTGGCATCAGCCAGGGAAACATCTTCAAGAGATCCAAAACTCAGCAATATTCTTTTTTTGTCCGATGGTCGGTAGTAGGAAAATCGCCAGAGTTTTGATCCGGACGGTTTTACCAGGAGAAAAAGCCCACCGCCGTCCTGTAGGGTGTACTCCTTTTGCGCTGGTCTGGCTGCTTTGATCTGCACTGTGGTTAATGGGGGTGTTTTTCTCGCCAT